GGTTAACCCCCGGCACCATTGCCGCCTTGTCGATCTCCGTATTGGTCACGGCGGTAACATGGCCTTGGTTATCGACCTCAAACACTGGCACTTCCGTTGCGCTCCCATACTCCCCGGCTGTTACGCCGCTGGCCTCATGATTAAAGTTGATCTCGCCTAAGTCAGTGCAATCAATCGCGATTTGTGGCCCCAACCCACCGTCACCGATGAACTTCATCTTGTAGTCATAATCAACGCCGCTCCCCGTCTCGATGTTGGGCGGGTTAGATATACGCCACTCGTTATTATTATTATCCTCCACCGTGAAATATGGCATCCCCTTGGTGTGAAATTCTAGCGTGTCTGCCGTGGTGTCTAACTCAATAGAAAGCGCATCGACTTGGGTGGGCAGCGTAGCCCCCGGCAGTACGGTCTTGAATGAAAGTTCATTATCAGTTGTGTCAATTGTAACCGTATTGGAATCATCTTCTGAGGTCACATCGAAAGACGCCATGCCCGTCTCGGCCGAGGTGGCCGAGATCGTCACCGTGGAATTTGCACCGCCATCAACAATTGAAACTCCAGTGCCAGCCGTTAGGACACGCTCCTGGGATAAATCTCCATCCAGCCCCAGCGTGACATACTTGGCATCAGTAGGCGCACCACCGCCACCACCACTGGATTCGATCTTGATGGTGCCGGCCGAGTCGGCGCCGGTCAGGGTCACATTATCACCGGCAACAAGTCCCACGGTGTTGGTCGTTGAGTGGTTGTCGATGTTAACGGTTGCATCACCCGCCGCCGTGCCGCCATCTGCCGTGATCGCAATTTTTTGCGCCAGTGTGTCATCGATTGCCAGGGTAATGGTATCGGTGGCGCTGGCAACCGAGTCCAGACCGTTGCCGCCCAAGATCAATAAGGTATTGCCGTCCGCAATTGTCTGAGCGGGTCCACTATCGCCATCAACCAAGAACGATGTAAACCCGCCACTGTTGACCACCCAACTCAGAGTACCTGCGCCGTCCGTCTTGAGTACATATCCGTCCGTGCCATCATTAGGCCAAAGGTATTCCGAATTATCCGGTGAGCCATTAGCCTTATGGCCGATGTAACCACTACCGCTGACGCCAGCCATACCCGTCCCTAATTTTAGCAACCCTTGATTGCCGCTCAGTGATTGAATCAATACGCCGTCATTTCCGCGATGGGCTAAATATAAATCTGAAAGGTCGCAATAAATCTTTTTACGGTTTGTATCTAAATCATTATTGAGCAAAGGAAATTTATCCCACCGCAAATCTGACTGCACCCAAATGTCAAACGTATTTTTGTCCGCTGTAAAAACTAGCTGAAACCGATTGGTTGATGGGCTACCCGTAACAAGACGGCCCGTTGTATTGTATAACCAGTTTTCAATAAATTTCTTGACCTTGATAGCCTCCTCGGCATTGAGCAAGCTGGGGCAAGTTCCTTTTTTGAATGAGGGTAGCAAAGGGAATGCAGACACCACCGACAAATCTTCAACTGAACCCGTCAAGGTTGCCGATGAGGTATTTGTAGACGATCCGTCTGGTAAAATATGTGTTCCTAGGCTCATTGCGGGTGGCACCAATGCTGTTGACGTACCCAGATATTCCCGGCGTATCTATTCAACGTGGACTGCGATGCGTACATCCAATTTTCTGCCGCAACGTTTGCGATATAAGTTGCATAGGTTGGGGTGGTGGTTGTGTCCACATAATCCAACACGCAATTATCCGCATCTACTACGCGAAACATTTGCCCCGCTACATCTAAATCAGCCATTGGGTCTGTTGTTTGCTTGTACACTAGCGTGGTCAAAAAGGATACATTCAACGCCTGCGGGCAACGATAAGCGGATTCATACGGGTCATTGTAATAGCCGGGGAAGGTGAAGACGGATTGAGTATATTCCCACCATAAATCTGGCGTGGTTGCATAGCGCCTCGTCCATGTAACAAGGCCACCAGCGGCAGCGGGGGTGGATTCATTCACCAAAAATGCGAGCGTGTTAACCGTAGCCCCATCAGAATGCGAACCCACTACAACGCAACCCGTAAAGGTGGTGGCCGTTCTGCCCGTGTAATCAATTTCTTCGGCACCAATTTTGATTCCACCATAAGGAGGAAAGCCGTCCGTTGAATCCACGGTAATGGTGGTGGTGCTTGAATTGATGGAACCGTCCAACGCGGTAGTTGCCATGAAAGTGTCAAGAGCCAGTTTCCGAAAATAGGTTTCCCCTTGCACATACTCAACATCATAATAAACCGCGCTCAAGGTTTGCTGAATTGGATGCGTTATTTTCGGCTCGGCTGATGTGCGTGTCGCCGTGGCCCAAGCGGTAGTTGGTGCGTCATAGGTTATTGCCATGCTGTCTCCTTATTGGTTACTGATGCACCCATCAAGTCTTTTTCTAATCGCCGCAATGTTGTTATCTATTTTTTTGGTATGCCCCAGTAGGTCCATCATATTCGTGGCCGTTACCGAACTGGAATGGGAAATTTCTGTCAGACGCAAGCAAGCGCAGTCATCTTCTGGTGCTATCTTTTTACCCCTCATAATTGAATTCAACTGAATAGCCAAATCGATTAACAAGATTTGTGAAGCAATTAAGGCTTCAAGATGAAAATTGCTTTCCTCAACTTGCCAAACCTGGTTGCCAGCTACTACGGCCAAAACCTTGAAAATATGATCGAGTTGCAAATTGGGCTCAAGAATTACCCGAATTGGTGCGGTGCCTTCAGTGATGAAAACCGGGATTGGTTGGGCTACCGTATCAACATGAACGTGGATCGGCTCAAGGACGCCAACAACCTTAACAAGAATTGGCGCGGCTCCTTCCTCAATGAAAACGGGCAGAGGCAAATTTTGCTCCAATACTTTTATGGGCGCAGTCCCTTCCACAATAAAAACCTTGAGCGCACCATCCTTGGTCTGTGTCTGCTCAACCTCCAGCGGCTTTTCTGACCGTATCTTTATGCCGTTTGGCTCATCGCAAATCGTTGTGCAATCATCACTTAATTCCTTTTCCTCGTCCTTATCTTTCTCGCCCTTTTTATCATCTCCCCCACCAACATTCTCAGAAATTTCCTTGCAACAGTCTTGACCGATACCGCCACCGCCACCGCCGATGCCACCGCCACCGCCGCCGATGCCACCGCCGCCCCAGCCACCGCCAGCGGGATCGCCGCCGGGACCACCAACAGGCTTTAACCCTCCAAAGCCGGGAGGTTTTTCAAATTTATGCCGTGGCTCCTTTTTTTCTTTTGTGGATCCTCCTCCAGTTTTTTTCTTTGCTTCTTTTTTTCTTTTATCCTCCTCCTCCGCTCTATTGCGTTTTTTCCGCCCTTCATCTATGGCCTTCCTTTTCTCCTCCTCAATTTCCTTTTGCCGTTTTTTAGCCTTTTCCTTTTCCTCCTCCTCCTCTTTTTCCTTTTGTTTTTTGTCTCTGAACTCCTTGCGCTTCTTTTCGTTTTCTTTTTCGCGCTTTCTCTCCTCCTCTTTTCTCTCCTCCTCTTTTACTCGCTCGGACACCTCATCTGTTTTTTCGTCAATATCATCAAGCCAACCCATGACAGTATCGTACCACTCCTTGAGCGTGCCGAATACAAACATGACTTTATCGTAAACCCAATCCAATGCCGAACGGACTACATCTAATGCCCTCTCAACCAGATTCGTGAGCCACGGGAAATGAGTCTCAAACCAATCCCAAATCGACCCCAGCACATCCATGAAGTCATCATAAAATTCCGTGATGAAATTCCAAATCCGGTCAATAGTCCTTTGCGCCCAATCGGGCAGCATATCATACATCCCTTGGCCTACCCCGTCGCCTTTGTCAAAAATCCACGATACTAAATCACCAATTGTATCAAAAATCCACGATACTAAATCACTGATCGCAGTAACGATTTTTGAAATTGTGCCTACGGCGATTGCAAGAACACCCTTGCCTGTATTCTTGGCAATGCTGCCAATATCATCACCGTCCTGGCGGATGAAAGCCACCATGCCGCCCAAGCCTGAAAATATTTCGTGCAAAAATTCACTTTTAAACCAATCAAGAACCCCAGTGAGTACATCGCCGACATAGCTAATGGCATCCCGAATGAATTTGGTGGCCTCAATAACGCCGTCCGCAAATTCTTGTGCCGCCTCATCCGACAAACCGAATTGCTTTGCCAATGCCTTGAGGCCGCTTTTTGTTCCCGCTAAAATATCTGCCAAAGACGACAGAAGGTTGATGACAAATTCCAGTACCGCCATGGCCAGTTTCAATGGCAGGGATAAAAGTTTCCCGATTCCTAACTTGCTCAATGCCGCACGCACCTTCAGAATCGCAGCCACAAATCGGATAACCAGCTTGACTGCATTGAATATAGCCATCACCCAAGTTTTCATTTCATCCTTGGCCTCATCGGACCCAAACGCTTCCTTGATTGCCTCGCCCAAGGCTTCAACCTCCTCCTCAAATTCCTCCCACGGCAACTCTTCAAGCATCGTTAGCAATGCGTCAATGATCGGCCCGACGGCCTCAAGAATAGGCCCCATCATTTCGCCAAACATTATCATGAACTTTTCCCAGCGGGCTTGCATCTGCTTGACTTCAAATTCCCATGTGCCGCGCATCTCCTCAGTAGCGGCGAGCAAATCGCTATTGGCGTTGGCTTGATCCTTGGTGGCTTTCGTTAGATTAGCAAAATCATCCGTTGCCAAAGCCATCACACCCGCACCCGCCTCAACGGAACCAAACATTTCAAAGAAGGATTTTCCGGTTTTGATACCGTGGTCCTCCATCATCTTCAGACCCTCCTTTAAAGTCATCCCCTTTTCCATCGCCTCAATGAATGACATTCCCGCAAACTTGGACCCCTTCGCTGCCTCCTCAAATGCCATTGCCGCCTGGGATCCCGGCTTGGCTAACTCAGATAGTGCGGCCTTCAGTTGGGTTGAAGCCTTTGCGGTATTGCCCGTTATATTTGTAAGCGCAGCCATAGCCGCCGCCGTTTCCTCAAACGACACCCCAGCCGCAGAGGCAATAGGCAAGACATCACCCATAGAGGCAGACAATTCCGAAACCGTTGTGGTACCATTCTTGACCGTAGAAAATAAAATTGCCGCTTGATGTTCCGTAGTGCCAGCGGCATCACCGTAAGCGTTTGTAACCTTCGTCAATAGGCCAACGGATTCGGTTAAGGTTGCACAACCAGCAATAGATAATTTTGCGGCCCCTTCCAGAAACTCCATTACATTCCCCTCGGGAATTCCCGCAGACAACGCTTGGTAAAGTGCGGGGATTGTGTCCTCAGTCATGAAGCCATACTCTGCGCCGACTTCCAGAATATCGGCTTTCATCTTATCCTTGGCCTCTGCGGATTTGCCTGGGAGCAAGGTGAATACCTCTGCCATCCCTTTTTCAAACTGCATAAAGGCTTTGGTTGCATCAACCGCAAAATCAACAAACGCCTTTGCTGCCTTTAAAATTGCATCCGCTGCCATCATCCCGGCCTTGGCAGCAATACCGCCCAGCTTACCGAACTTGCCGCCAGTAGACTTTAATTTGCCATCCGCATCCTTTGAGTCGATACCTAGTAATGCCTTAATTGAAAAATCACCCACGACGTAATCCTACCTCCTTCCGTGACTCCTTTAGAAAATCCATGCGCACGGCATCAGCGTTCCTATTGAAAGATACTTCCCCATTTTTTTTGCCAGCCATCATGGATAGGCGTTTCGCCATAGCTCTGCCCATGATATTTAATTGGAGCAACGGCAAATCAAGAATTTCTGTCATGGTCCATCCGTACTGTGTAGCAAAGCCATCAATTGACTGCGCTACCCATAACGGATTGACGGTATCTTGTTTCTCCTCGTTGCCCATTGCCCCAAGCAACTCCATCCCCTCTTTCATCAATGCCTCAATCAATACGGCATACTTTTTCCAATCCAAAAGCCAATGCCGCACAAAGAATAATTTTGCGCGCCATCGTGATGTGGAAAAATCTGGAGACATAATCCATAGCAATTCAAGAACCGCTCTCCTTCCCGCAGACTTTTTATTACGACTCGCCAATGGGCTATCTAGCGCCTCCAGAAAAAGGAGCCGCCGTAAAGTCAGTGGCGCAATCCAAAAGCTACCCAGCCTGACGGGCTGAATTATAAAGACAAGGGTTTGCTCCTCGTGGTCCCGCTTCTTGGCCTCGGCAAACTTCGGTTGATACGCCGCCCATAATTCGGCTGGCGTCATGGCGAATCAACTTCCTAATTTACTTGCTCGTAGAAAGAAATACTGCATTTTGCATAGTCGCCTTGAGATTGAGCGTCTCCCACTTCTGTGAGTATCCAGTTTGCGTTATTACGCCCGTTGGTAGCGGACGTGACCATAGATTGACCGATGCTCGGGTTGGGTGCCGTGGCGGCTGAATCAGTTGCGTATTGCAACGTGGCCGATCCCTCGACGCGGCTAGGTACGATTGTGGACCCAAGCGGCTCACCGTTGCTGTCATTTATATCTACACGGTTTGAACCGCGAGTAAATGTTGCGCCCTCTAGCACATAGGTAATTGAGTTGATGGTCACTGGGGAATCTTGGATCCCGAATGATTGCGTTCCGTCTGATGTGATTGCCATGTTTGTTTCCTTGTTTTAGTGTTTAAAAACAGTCGGCCATTTCGGCGCGTATCTAATTGAATTTAACGCACTGTTTAAATGGGTCAAGGATTAACTGGGCCACGCATCATCACGGAGCGCGAACCTTATATCCCAAACCAATTCCGTTATCTGAAAATCTTCGCTGGCTGAATAGGTGGATGAACTTGGGGCAAGCCATTTTAAATCATAATAAGGAAGCGTTGAACTGTCCCAATTCGTTGCAGAATAAAGGAGCATCTTGCGGCACTGGGCGCGGTAGCCCGCATGAGTCCCAGCTTGGCCCACCGCGTTATCAGTCACCACGCGCACGGTAAACTCACCCTCATAGTCTGTGAAATCTTTTGTGGTGGGCGCGGCACCACCTTCGCGCAGGGAAGTAAATTCCACCGCCCCCGGCTCCATCTGCACCTCCAGCCTGGGCGTGGTCAATTCGCTTTCGGACAAGGTTCCGAATACGTCAATTGAAGTTTCATCGCCAAGGAACGTAATCGCGGCTGACTCAAAATGAGCCTCGAAATTTAATAAATCCTCTATGCTACTCGCGGCCATATCACTTGGCGTATCGAGCTACGCAATCAAGGGTTAGACCCACGCTTGCGGGGTCAATGAAAACGGAATGCACCTTGAATGTATTGGTGCCATCAGACAATACCCAGCCCTTTAGCGGGTAAGTGGATACCCCGTTTATATTGAGATAGAAACGTGTATCCAGTTTTGTTTCACGCCCGTTTTCCTCAACCACAAAAGCATCCTGCAAGGAACGGTGAGAAGCTGAAAAGGTTGTGTCAGCCTGGGCGGCGGGGGTAACTACCGTGAGAGTAACGGTGAAATCCTCCAGCGCAAAATCTAGGTCCGCAGATAGTTGGGCTGTTGTTGCGCTTGCCATTTTAAAAAACCTCCCCTAGCGGCGCAGGTCAAGCGGCCCGCACCGGCTAGGGAAGTTCCCCCCGTCGGCACAGCCTACGCGCCAGAAATAATCTCGCCAGCGTTTGCGTTTATGATTACCTCATCACAAGAATTCCGCACCCTTATGACATTGGCCGGTGGTTGCTCTGTCCGGTAAGTCTCGGAAACAAAGTCGCCGCCTCTGTCGGTATAACAAAGGGTGCGCCCGATGCCGCCGTTGGTTAGCGGGCCATCAGCAATGGACGCAACATAAAAACTGCTCGTTGGCCATATCGCGGAGCGGCTTGCGGTCTGCCCCTTCATTGCAGCATTGTAACGGCTGTTGCAGATGATAATTCCATCAACTCCAACCACGCGGGCAACTTGATCCTGTGACCAGAAGAATGAACCGCTGCCGTTGATGAGGTTACGCATATCATCGGTTTGGGTCATCTCCTGGTAAAGAGATGCCTCCATGATTAGCTGAATATTCTTGGTGATGCCGTCGGCGTTTAGCCGCAGCACAGCCGCCCCGATATCCGCAATGGGCGTGGCGCTGGCAACTACAGACATGGCCGCGGTTGCTGCGGTGGAATTGAATCCCGATCCTGACAAGGCACTAGCCACACGAATTTCATGCCCGACCATTAGATCATCGGCCAATTGATTCGCGGCAACGGACACGATATCCAAAAGGGCATCCGTCTCGGCCTCTGCCGTATTGATGTCATCTAAAGAATTCTCCACACCGTACTCTAGGCAATCAAAGGTTGCTGCGGTGTACTCGCCAGACACTTGGGCAAAGTTTGAACCCGCGGCCCTTGGCTTGGATGCGTCGTTGTCATATTGCGCTGACTCAATTTTTACATATTTGCCTTTGCGAATATTGACAGGTTGGAACGGTAAGATTTGTGGCCCAGCATACACTTGCCGGTCTACCGCGTTGACCACCTCTGAAATCACTGGCTGAAACGAGGCGGCGGATGATGCGAACATACTCATAATTTATTGTCCTTGGTTTGTGTTTGAAGGTTAGGCTATTAACGCCATGTTTTGCGGGTAAACCTCGATAACATCGCCGTCAGTACTGGAAGCTTGCAAAGCTAGGCCAATCTTGGTGTTAGATGTGTCTTGCCCAACCTTGCCGTCACCGTCCAGATAGACCGTATCAGCGACAGCGATCGTGTCTCCTCCAGCGAGAATTTCACAGGTTCCGCCAGCGTTGAAAAGCTGAACATTACCGTAACCGCTCGCCGCGATGTCCTCGGTAGTTACTCCGATACATTGCTCTGTTGCGTTATCTCCACTCACAGCAATCAATCCATTAGAGTCCAATGACACTGCTGAATAGGCTGCGATGGCTACTGCGGTAGCTTGAAAAGTCCGCCCGCTCGATTGATATGTTGTTGAACCCATTTTTTATTTCTCCCGTGGTTTAGTTGTTAAAATATTCTGGATGTTTTTTCCCGACTTCCAGAATGGCGCAAGAGCGGGTCATGCCTTCGTGCATTGAAAGCACTTCCTGCACAGCCTGTTCCTTCAGAATCTTGGAATCTATTTCGGCAACCTCCTCCGCGGCGGCATCCTCTGGCAAGGCTTCCTCCCCAGCTACCAATTCACGCAAGGTGGCAACTTCATTTTTGAGCGCGTCTATGGAATCGCCCATGCCCAAAATTAACTTGTCCCGCTCATTCAATCGGGCTTCAAGGGCGGCAACAATTTCATCCTCATCATTCAATTCGATGTCCATGCTGTTCAGCAATTCGTCATCAGCCTCGGCCAACGCCTCAACCTCCTCCACTTCCTCAATCACCTCAACAGGAATGGAAAGTTTTTTCTTTTTCTTTTTCTTTGGGGCTGGCTTGCCTTTGCCCTTGGGCAACGCATCAAGCTCGCCCGCTTCTCTTTTCTCTGCCTCCAGTTTATCACTGGCCGCGGTAGTCAATTCAATATCCATAGTTTGTTTTTCTCCATTGTTGGTAGTTGAAAAAAGACTGCTATTCGCCGCAGGATTGTCCACAAAATCCGCAGACATTACCCGCACCACCTCGACGGTGGGCAATTCATACTCTGAGCCTTCGGGCCTTTCGTCCCATCCTTCAAATTCCATTTCCGTTTCATCTGTCATCTGCCAAAAAAGTCGCGCCTCAAAGACCAGCGATACCCCAAAGTTTTCGGGCAGAACCTCGGCCATTTCAAAAAGCCTTGCGTATGCTTCGGGCTGATAATTCCGAAATGAGTTGAACGCCTGGAAAGTGCGGGCCTTGAGCTTGTATTTTCTTTTCGGCCCCGTTGGCTCAAGCCCTTCCTCCTCGCGTTCCTTTGCGCGTTGAATCTTTTCCGCCCGCTCCTTTCGTGCTTCCTCTTTGGCTTTTTTCTTCGCCTCTGGCGTATCCTCCACACCGGAACGCGGGTCAATCTGTGTTTTGCGCCTGTCCGCGCACCAATCCGGGCCATAGGGTGGATGCTCGCAACCTCCATCAAGATAAAACCCGGAGAAAAAACCAACCTCAGTATTCAGCCTGTCGCCCTGTGCGTTGGCGTGCGTGATGTAGGCTGGCAGGGACTTGCCTTGCAATGCCTGGGCAGCGCCCTCCAAGGTTTTGCGCGTAATCAAAACGCCATGCCCCTTGGCTTCGCCCTCCTCAAGAATTGACACGTCCGACATGGTGCCTGACTCAACGTCAACCGCACGAAAGGTTTGGGCATTTTGGGAGCGGGAACGCATTTCAAAAACATTAGATGGATTGCTCATCCCCAGCTTTTCCTTGGCGGCATCAAACAACGGCCCCGCAGCATTGAAGATTTCCGTTTCATCTGTCTGCCCTGCCCTGCCGCGGATCGCCCGCAGCCCATTCACTGAAACCGTTTTGAAGTCATCGGTAAAAGGATATTTGTAATGGCCTTTGCTTTCTGCGTCCACTTCATTATCAACGCCAAGAAACCACGAACCATATTCCTTCCAAGAATGTTCCTCCAAATAATTATTTTCCTGCCCCGCAGTTGGCCCGCTCCAGCTTGAGGATTTGCTGACGGCACCGCGCTTTATCAAAGCGGCAGCGTGTGTCTTGCCCTTTGAATTCAGAGTGGCTTGAAGCTCAAGAACGGTTTCCATTATTTTGGCTTGGGCTTGTCAACCGATGGACCACCCTTATCAAGTTGCTGGGCAACCCACTTTTGTTCCATGGTTGTCAGTTCTCCTAACAATTTTTTTGTCGGCTTTTGAAGATATTCCAAGACTTTGTTTCGCATAAAAAACTCCCTTTTTGATTCCTCGCTCACGGCCCGTTTTCAATTGGCATTTCCTCGTCACCTGCCTCGGCTGAAATGTCTGCATAATTTGCCGATGTATTGACGTTGTAAAAATTCATCAATTCAAGGTACGAGTCAAGCCCGTATTCTTTAGCCAGCCGCTTTGCTTCAACAATATTTTGAGCCTTGCGCCGCAATGTGCTTTCCGCGGTGTCACCAAATTGGCTGGTAATATCATCCAGCGCAAGCGCCCCCATTTGTAAATACTTGGCATCAGATGCCACCTGGGCAACGCGGTTGACCCATCGAAACGCGGGCAACTGCCACCGCGCTTTATATGTGCAGCAACAATCAATTCCCGTGGGCGGCATCGGCAATTTCTTTTCGATGATCCAGCGCCGCAATTTCCATTTCCAAATTCTGTTCAACACTTGGACAAGGGAGCGTTGATCCTCCTCGATGGCTCCTTGATATTGCAAAACCAAACCTTGAGAAGCGGAAAAACTACTTTCCCCAATGGTTGCAAGAATCATTTCAACAGGTATCCCCACCGATGCGCCCACTTGGCGGAGCTTGTAAATGCACCAATCAATCCCATCCACGTTGGGCCGCCCTCCTGCGCTTATGGTTTCGATGGATTCCCCCGGCTCAAGGTAATGAAATGTTCCCGGCTCAAACCTTTGCAGCCTCCCGGTTGTGTCCTGCTCGCTGCCATCCATCCTGTCAACAATTTCAAACTGGGTAGCGTAATGCTTTTGCGCCACCCGAGAAAGCGAGGCAGAAACCTTTGCGGAAATCATTTCAATCGTTTCATATTCGTCCAAATCTTGCAGCGCATTGACAGCCGGGGCCAACTCAGGAACCCCGCGCCATTGACTTGGGCGAATTCTTTTGAAATACAAAATCAGATTGCGGGCAGGAACGGAAACCGTATTCTGCAACATTCCGTTGACCCGCTCGCCAACGGTATAACTGATGGGCCTTCCCTGCTTGTTGATGATGACCCCGTTTTTATCCGTGCTGTTTTCGGTCCAAACAGATTGCGAAAAATCGTTGCCGATGCGGTTGCCCTCCAGCAATTGCAACCGGCCGTTGCGGGTCAACAGAATTCCGATGTCACCATAAAAAAGCGTGGAATCAATTATCTCCTTTTGCACCGTTGCCATGGTCATGGTGTTGGTAACTTCAGG